ATGGAATGCTCAATCAAAGGCCACGATTACCGCGTGGCAAAACTCAGCGTTTTTGACCAGCTGAAAGTGACCCGTAAGCTGCTGCCGGTGCTGGCAGGCATGATGTCAGATTTCGGGAGCATTCGCTCCCTGCTGCCTGCAGACGGCAAAATCGACACCGTGAAATTCGACAAACTGCGACCGGTGTTTGAAACACTGCTGCCGTGTATTGCTGAAAAGCTGTCCTCCCTGACCGAAGAAGACACCAATGCGATTATTCATCCTTGCCTTGCCGTGGTGTCACGTAAGCACATGGACGGGTGGACGCCGGTATTTAACAGCGGTCAGCTGATGTTCGATGATATCGACCTGCTGACCATGCTGCAGCTGGTGGCGCGGGTGGTCGCCGATTCGCTGGGAAATTTTTTGCCCGTGAGCCCTACCAGCGCGACGGCGGACCAGCCTCAGGGCTAACCCTCAACAGCCTGCCTGACGGGCTGTCTTATCTCCTTGACCCGGTTGACGCCGGGTTAATCCCTTATTACGCGCTGAAGGATGGATCTGTCGATCTGTGCGATATCGCGCTGATGAATGACCACCTGGCCGTTAAGGCTGACAACCAGCGCCGTATAGAGAAATGGAGAGAGGATAATGAACGCTGAGACTATTAAAGATTTCCTCGTCTCGCTCGGTTTTGATATCGACGAAGCAGGCGCGGAAAAGTTCGATTCAGTCCTCGCCGGTACGACCGCAAACGCCATCAAAATGGGGCTGGCCGTCGAAGGTGCCGCGCTTACTGTGGTGGCCTTTACGGCTAAGATCGCCTCCGGTCTGGATAATCTCTACTGGGCGTCACAGCGCACCGGCGCGACGGTTCAGGGGATTCAGTCTATTGGCTATGCGGTTTCGCAGGTAGGCGGCAGCGTGGACGCGGCGCGCTCCTCTCTGGAAAGCCTCTCCCGGTTTGTTCGTAACAATCCGGGTGCGGAAGGCTTCCTGAATCGCCTGGGCGTACAGACCCGTGACGCCAGCGGTAACATGCGCGACATGGCCGCTATCTTTACGGGTGTCGGCCAGAAGCTCAGTAGCATGCCGTACTACCGGGCTAACCAGTATGCGCAGATGCTGGGCATTGACGAAAATACCCTTATGGCGATGCGCCGGGGTGTTGGCGCTTTCTCCGGGCAGTACAGCGCAATGGCGAAGGCTATCGGCTTCAATGCCGATGAGGCGGCCAGAAGCTCAAATAAGTTCATGACATCCCTGCGCGAGTTCGGCCCGATGGCTGGCATGGCCCGTGACAAAATCGGCTCTAATCTTGCTGGTGGCCTGGCGGGTTCGCTGGACACGCTGCGCCGTCATATCCTGGATAACCTCCCGCGTATCGAGCAGACACTGACGAAAGCCATTAAAGGCATTCTGGCGCTCGGGGACATCATCGGACGGCTGTTCTTCAGGCTTATTGAGGGAACATCCAGCCTTATCACCTGGTGGCAATCGCTGGATAAGCAAACCCGGGAACTGATCTCGCTGTTTGGTGCGCTGACTATTGCGCTGCGCATTCTGAACAGTACGTTCTGGATGTCGCCGGTTGGCCTCATTACCGCACTGGCGGCGGGGATTGCCCTTCTGTGGGAGGACTATCAGACCTGGAAGGAGGGCGGCGACAGTCTTATCAACTGGGGCAAGTGGAAACCGGAAGTCGACGCGGCGCTGAAGATGGTTCGTGACCTTAAAACGACCGTTAACGATCTGGCTAAAGCGCTGGCGAAGCTACTCAATATTGACCCCAAATCATGGTCCCTGAAGTGGGATTTCAGCAACTTCATCGACCAGATGGGCGAGTTCAGCAAAATGCTGAATATGATCGCCGACATGCTCAACGCCATCAAAGATGGCCGCTGGGCTGATGCCGCCAGCATCGGCAAACAGATGCTCAATCAGGGCAGCGAAAATCCGTCAGCGATGCCGATGGTAACAGACAGCGCCAACGGCACCGCCGACTGGATTAAAGAGCACTGGGGATTCGATCCTCGCAGCGTGGGCCGAACGGTGCGCGGCTGGTTTGGTGATGATGAACCGGAACAGCTCGGCCAGTCAGTCAAGCGGCCACAGCCAACCAAAGCGGGCTCTGAACTGCTGGGATGGATGCAGCCGATGCTTACCAACCTGGAACAGCTCTACCGGCTTCCGGAGGGGTTATTGCGCAGCGTGGCCATAACGGAATCGGGCGGTAATCAGTTCGCCGTTTCAGGCGTTGGCGCTAAAGGTCTGTTTCAGTTTATGGACGGCACGGCGCGTGACATGGGGCTGCGTGGGAACGATGTTTTCGACCCGGAGAAGGCCGCGCAGGCAGCCGCAAAGTATCTCTCACAGCTGCTGCAGGCGAACGGCGGTGACCTGAGCAAGGCGCTGGCCTCATACAATTGGGGGATCGGTAACGTGCAGAAGCACGGGATGGCCCTTATGCCTCAGGAAACCCGCAACTACATTCCGAAGGTGTTAAGCAACATGCCCGCGACCGGGGCTCAGGTACAGCAACAAAACACTTATCACATCTACGGTGGTGGTGACCCGCGTTCTGTCGGTACCGAGGTCGAGCGTCGGCAGCAGTCGGCAAACGCCCAGGTCATGCGCGGTAATCAAACGAAGGTGGGCTAATGGATATTCTCTCTACGCTCTTTCAGCAGCAGAGCCGCAAAATAGGGATGATTGTCCCCAGTGTGGTTGTTTCTGAGAAGCATACCGACACGCTGGAGATAACAGAGCACCCTGTCGAGGTCGGGGCCGCTATCGCTGACCATGCCTACAAAAAACCGTCTGAAGTGGTGATGGAGGTCGGTTTCGCTGGTGGCGGATCGTTGCTGGATTTTGCCAGTAACCTGACGGCCACCAGTCTGCTCGGGCTGAGTCCCCAGCAGACGTATCAGGAGATACTTGACCTGCAGGCGAGCCGTATTCCTTTCGATGTGGTGACCGGCAAACGGCTATACAGCAACATGCTGATCCGTGCGCTGGAAGTGACGACAGACAAGACAACCGAAAACGTCCTGTCCGCCGTTCTCACCCTGAGGGAGGTTCTTATCTCGCAGACGCAGCAGATCACCGTCGCAGATAAAACCAACATGAAGGACGGGGCCAGCACGTCGGCGGTACTGAATACCGGGAACAAAACCACAAAGCCGCCAAATACCTCGCTGCTGAAAAGCATCACGGGTAACGCGGCGTCATTACTGGGGCTCGGCTAATGGCAATTCAGGAAATCCCGCTGACAGCGGATAACCAGCAATTCAGCATCATCCTGGCGGGGACCACCTGGCGGATTAGCATCACCTGGCGCGATCTGTACTGGATTATGGACCTGCAGAACGACAGAGGGGAGCCGGTAATATCCGGTATTCCTCTCATCACGGGCGCGGACCTGCTGGCGCAGTACGCCTATATGGGGCTCGGCTTTAAGCTGGTGGTGGTCTGTGACGACAGCACACAGGATTATCCGACGAAAACGGACCTGGGCGGCCGCAGTCATTTACTGGTATCAACGGGGTAAGCATGTCACAGAACTGGATGAGACATTTCGGGCTGCAGCTCGTGGACGAGAACGGGCAGGGTATTGAGCTCAGCGATTTTAAAGTGACCTTTACGATCGACTGGTTCAACATCAGCAGCGCGTCGCGGGTTGGAACGTTCAAAATTTACAACCTGTCTGCTGATACCTCCAACCGTATAACCGGTAAAGAGTTTTCGACAGTGCGGCTAATTGCCGGTTACGACGGTATCGCGCCAGAGGTATCGGCAAGCGACGTCGGGACCGTGCGGGAAGTCGACGCGGCGGAGGTGGGCCAGAGTGATGGCCGGAACTACGGGCTGATTTTCAGCGGCGAAATACGCTACTCGGTCACAGGAAAAGACAGCCCCATTGATTCCTACGTCCAGATTCAGGCTGCAGATACGGATCTGGCGTTTGCCACCAGCATAACCTCGCAGACGCTGGCAGCCGGTTACACGGTCGCAGACGTGAACCGCGCGCTGATGAAAGACTTCGAGGCCAAAGGCGCGACCGAAGGTCTGACGCCTGAAATACCTGCTACCGTCTTCCCCCGGGGCCGGGTGCTGTTCGGCATGACACGGCATCTTATGGATAACGTGGCCGGACAATGTGGCGCAACATGGCAGTTCGTGGATGGTCAGCGCCAGATGGTGGCGAATAACGAATATGTTCACGACGCGATTGTGCTTAACAGCGCCACCGGGCTTATCGGTATGCCGCAGCAGACTATCGGCAACGGCGTAAACGTCCGTGCGCTGATTAACCCGAACATCCGGGTAAACGGGCTCATTCAACTGGATCAGGCTTCGGTATTCCGCACCGCGCTGTCGAACAACGATATCGCGATGGCTGGTGGGCAGATCACCGACCAGAACACGGATGGAAATATCACGCTCAGCGGCACCACGGCGCAGCCTGCCAGCATCGCAACGGATGGCGTTTATATTGTGCGCGGGATTATGTACACTGGCGACACAAGGGGCCAGGCGTGGTACATGGATATGATGTGCGAAGCGCGTGGCGCGGCGGATCTTGTTTCCTCATCAGCGAGGGAAAGAGGGCTTTAATGAAACGGTTCTGTTTGGCGTTAGTTATGATGGTTACTGCTCCGGCGATGGCTGCAATTCAGTGCGGTAATTACACGATGACCGGTGACGGAATGACTGTTATTAACGGTGAAACGGTCACATCACAGAAGATAAAATTTCTGGGAAAAGATGGTGACTACTCAAACATGAAAATGGACATGGGCCTGATGCCTTCCCGTGATGGTAACAATTACGGCTTTGAGTTTGTGAAGCGTAATGGAAAATCTTTCCTGAACGTCCAGCTTCTGCAGAACAGCATGGACGCGCCGAAAATCATCGGCTCTTTCCCGTGTAAAAAAGTAGCTGGCTAAACCTAAAGTCAGTCACACAGACCCGCCACCCGGCGGGTTTTTTGCTTTCTGGAGCCTACAAAATGGCAGTATCTGACCAGACCCGCAGCGGCGACCTTGCTGAAACATTCAAGTCTGAGCGGGAAACTACAAAGAACCAGATCCGTGTTGCTTTGCCTGGCATTGTTCAGTCATTCGATCCCGGAGCGGTTACGGCGGTTGTGCAGCCAGCTATCCGTTCGGTTGAAACCGATAACGATGGCAACCGCGTTACCAAAAATTACCCGCTGCTGGTAGATGTCCCGCTGATATTTCCGCGCGGCGGCGGCTGCACGTTAACGTTCCCGGTGAAAGCCGGCGATGAGTGCCTGGTGATATTTGCCGATCGTTGCATTGATTTCTGGTGGCAGAGTGGCGGCGTGCAGGAGCCTGTCGACGACCGGGTACATGATTTATCTGATGCGTTCTGTATCGTCGGGCCACAATCGCAGGCGCAGAAAATCAGCGGAATAAGCACCAGTGGCGCGCAATTGCGTACTGATGATGGCGCTGCGTTTGTGGAAGTGGCCGCAGGTCATAATGTCACGGTTAAAACCCCCGGCGCGCTGACGGCGACTGCAGAAGGAGGTACCACGATCACATCACCTACCATCACGCTAAACGGTAACGTAACGATTAACGGGAACCTGTCTCAGGGCATGGGGGAGGGCGGTGGTACCGCAACGATGCTCGGCCCAGTCACTGTAACTAATGATGTGAAGGCAGGCGGTAAGAGCTTGATGACGCACACCCACGGTGGTGTACAGACTGGCAGCGGCAATACAGGAGCACCGAACTGATGCGATACAGACGCGAAGATGCTGACGGCGATTACACTTTTGGCAGTGGCGATGATACCTGGCTGATTAACTCACCTGAGGCCGTGGCGCAGGCGGTAAAAACGCGATTCGAATTGTGGTATGGGCAATGGTTTCTCGACACCACAGAGGGGACACCGTGGATTCAGTCCGTACTCGGTAAGCAGAAGCCGGAAACCTACAACCTGGCGATCCGTAAGCGCATCCTCGAAACGCGGGGCGTTAAATCCATTCTCTCTTTCAATACGACAGTGAACACGACGACGCGCCGCGTCCAGTTCTTCGCTGAAATCGACACTATCTACGGAACAACGACAGTAACCAGCGAGGCATAAATGGCCCTCAATTTGGACACACTCGGCTTATCGGCAACGGTAACCGCTGAGGGGATCAGTGCGCCTGATTACCAGACGATACTCGATACCCTGACGAGCTATTTCCAGCAGATTTATGGCAGTGACGCTTATCTGGAGCCGGACAGCAAAGACGGCCAGATGGTGGCGCTGGTGGCGCTGGCTATTCACGATGCCAATAACACGGCCATTACTGTTTACAACTGCTTCTCACCTGCTACGGGTTACGGCGCAGCGCTGACCAGTAACGTGAAAATTAACGGTATCGCGCGCAAAGGGGCGACGAACTCCACCGTGGATCTGCTGCTCACCGGCACCGCAGGGACAACCATCACGAACGGTACCGTGAAAGACACTAATAACGTGATCTGGCGTCTTCCTGCCTCGGTAGTGATTGGCGTTGACGGTACGGTGACGGCCACTGCCACCTGCTCAAACAGCGGCGCGGTCGCAGCGCTGGCGGGGACAATTACTACTATCAACACGCCGACCCGAGGCTGGACATCGGTAACCAACCCGGCGGCGGCCACCGTAGGCGCACCGGCAGAAACTGACGCAGAGCTGCGCATCAGGCAGGGGCAGAGCGTCGCGCTACCCTCTATCACGCCGTTTGAGGGTGTTGACGGTGCGATTGCTAACGTTGCTGGCGTGACACGTCACAAGCTCTACGAGAATGATACTGGCACTACCGATAGTAACGGGCTGCCGCCACACTCTATCTCGGCCATTGTGGACGGCGGGGACGTGACCGACATTGCCCAGACTATCCGAGGTAATAAAGGGCAGGGAACGGCGACCTACGGGACAACTTCCGTCACGGTGCCGGATACCTACGGTAACCCGCATGTGATCAGCTTTTCGCGGTCGACTGATATTCCGATTTACGGCCATATCACACTGAAAGCCTTTACGGGCTATACGTCTCAAATCGGCGTACAGATTCAGCAGGCCGTCGCGGATTACATCAACGGGCTGACGATCGGTGATTCTGTTCTGCTGAGCCGTATTTACTCCCCGGCTAACCTTGGCGTTGTGAGTGGCGGCAGCGCGCGCTTTTACGATATTCAGGAGCTGCTGATCGGGAAATCAGCCGGGACAGTCGCGGCGGCGAACATCAATATCGCCTACAACGAATCAGCGTCCTGCAAGCCCGAAAATATAGCGCTTACGGTGACGTCATGAGCAAGTACACGGAACTCATCACTAACTACCACGCCACGAAGCCCAAATACTTTGACCACATTGATTTGAGCACCCGCCCACTGATTGATGTGTCCAGCACTATGTCAGGGCTTGTAACAGCTTTCGATATCGATACGGCGGTCGGCGTGCAGCTCGACACGCTTGGGCTCTGGATTGGGCGAAGTCGCATAGTCAGCCAACCGATCACCGGCGTTTATTTCAGTTGGGACACTGAAGGGCTTGGATATGACCAAGGCGTATGGCAGGGACCATATGACCCGGATTCAGGCTATACGTCGCTGAGTGATGATACCTACCGCATTATTCTGAAAGCGAAAATCGCTATCAACAATTGGGACGGTCGGAACGACTCGCTGCCACCCATCCTTGATGCTGCGACGGCAGGATCAGGTTTGAAGATGCAGATCGTCGACAACCAGGACATGACGATTTCGGTCTGGGTATTTCCAGAGACTGATATTTCTGATGTGTCTCTCGAACTGATCGCCGCAATAAAACAGGGCTATCTCACCGTTAAAGCAGCTGGCGTATGGGCCGGTGATGTGGAAACGCCTTCGGTAGAAACACCATCCGAGGGATCAAAATTCTTTGGGTTTGATTTAGATAACGAATACATCGGCGGGTACGATGTAGGAGCATGGGGAAAAATACTGTAATGGCTACTAATAATTTCAAAGCATTTGCAACGGGAGCTGGGGCTAATGTTATGACCCAGGCAGATTGGGAAGCACTGCCAGCTTTGTTATCAGGTTTTAGTTCAGGTAAAGCCGCCAGTGCACAGGTAAACAAAGCACTTCGGCAGGCATCATTTATCGCTGCAGCTGTTGCTCAATACGTAAGCACTACGGGAAATGTCGATGTTCTAGATGATGGAAACTTGTCAGGATTTATCACAAAGTTTGGGAACGCTGTTTCTGGCCGATTAATTAATATCCGGGTACTGACGTCCTCAGGCAGCTATACCCCAACTGCAGGAACTAAAAAAATTAAAGTCACTGCAATTGGTGGTGGAGGTGGGAGCGGCGGGTTACCTGCCACGTCATCAACTCAATATTCCGCTTCAGGTGGCGGGGCTGGCGGCAGTGCAGCTGTTACGTTTATCGATGTAAAAACCCTGACATTCCCGCTCTCATATACCATAGGCGCGGGTGGTGCAGCTGGCGCTGGTTCTCCAGTAACGAACAATGGAGGCTCAGGGGGGAATACAACTTTTGGCCCGCTTACCGCTCCTGGGGGAGGAGGGTCAAATTATGGTTTACTGGTTTCACAAGGCGGTACAGGAATCACAGGAAATGCTGCACCTGGAGCGGTCGCTACCGGGGGGAACATCCTCAACATGCGTGGTTCTGCCGGGGGGTATGCTTTCCTGTTTAGTTCAAACACTATATCTGGTTCAGGAGGCGATTCCTTACTTGGCAAAGGGGGGTTCGGGGTGGGATTCCCACCCATTCGAACAGTAGGTACAGGTTACGGATCTGGTGGCTCAGGGGTGGCTATTAATTTAAGTTCAGCTGCTTCTGATGGAACAGCAGGAACTTCAGGAGTTGTAATCGTCGAGGAGTATGCGTGATGAGTGACGTCTATGCTGTAGTTGTGAGTGGTGTTGTATCAAACGTAGTTCTCTGGGATGGCAGTAATGAATGGGTGCCAGAAATCGGGGTGGCAATTAGGGCAGACGATTGCGTCGCAATTGGGTGGCTACATGACGGAAGCACCTTCATTTCTCCGCCTGAGCCAGAAATGAGCATTGACGAACTAATAGCTAGAGCCGAGTCTAAAAGAATTCAACTAATAGATGATGCTAATGAACATATTAATACCCATCAGTGGGCCGGGAAAGCTGCACTTGGTATATTAACTGATGATGAGAGGAATGAATATATCCTATGGATTAAGTACTTAGATGCATTAAGAATGATGGATACTGAAAACGATACCGATTTGACATTCCCGAGAAAGCCTAATTAAAAAAGGGGCATTATGCCCCTTTTTAATCAACACGTTAACTGCTTACCTTTAAACCAGTAAATTAAATTATTATTATATTTGTATACATCAAACAGGTGGTTGCTTGAGATGGGTCTGATGTTGTTAGAACAAATATTAATGCGTTGCTGTTTTTCGACTTCAGGCCATGACTGGACAGAATTATTTATTCCAAAATTAATCAACTTTGGACTGCTCATCCATGGCTCCATAGGACTTAAAATTAAACCAATAAATGGCTGGTATTTAACCATAAGCTCTACTGATTTATCCACTGGGATGTTCCCTACAACGTAAACATCTCCCGCAGTATGGTTTCGAGAAAGGTAGTCCATGGATACATTTTGCAGTATCCTTTCTTCGTATTCTCTTTGTAATTTTAATGCATTTGAAAATTGAAAACTTAAGGTGGTGATAATAAAAATCATAGATATAACCGAAGCCATGCCAACTTTAATGTTCATTCTGCATATTACTACGCCAAGAATATAGACTAAAGGAGACAGGCCAACTAATACCCTTACATCCGTTATCCCTTCCTTTATCAAAAAAGAAATCCCAATAATCGAGAATAAAAATAACAAAGGGGAGGACGTAACAACCAATAAACAGTCTAGGATATTTAATCTAAATCCGTGAGATGTAAGATGTTTTTTTAAGTCCAATACCAATCCAAGAAAGAATAAAAATATTATTGAATATAGAGCGTAGGAAATGAATCCAATATTTATGGTCGATAAAATATCAAACGTCTGTTTAATAACTTTAATAATAGATTCAGGAATGTCATGTATTTGGATGATATCTGATCTATTGCCTTTCATGTCACCAATTATGTATTTAACTAAAGTGAAGTATATAACGTATGAAGATGCGAAGCATAGCGAGTCTTTCAGTAATGAGTCAAACCTGTTTAATGATGACGACTTTATTTTGGTTATACAATGGCAAGCCATAAGCCCCAGGTAAACATTCGCTGATGGCTGATATAAAAAAAGAGATATAATTATTAGCATTACAGCTATAACCCTGTGAATCTTATTGGATTCATTTGAGATAAAGAATGCGGCTATAACCATGCTAAGTGATAAAACCATGCCTGCGCTGTCGTAGCGATATGAGATGTTTTGTATAAAAACTGGGGATATAAATAGTAAAGGCAAAGGGAAGAGAACGCTTTCATCTTTAGATGCTAGATTGTTTCTGATAATAAAATAGAATATAAATATTACTGAGCTAATTGCGATTATAATACCCAATGGGTATGAGTCAATAACTGCTTTATTTGTTAACGATAGAGCGTAAGCAACCCAATTAGCTAAGTTTCTTCCGTAAGCGTCCCAGTATGATACCCCTGTTACCGAACGAAAAATATCATCCCTGTAATAAATGCCATTATTGATTAAAGGTGCGGCAAATAAAAAACAGCAAACTGTATAGAATGCAAATCTATTTTTTAATGTCATTCTTCATCCCCTTGACAATATATCGAGGCCTTTGTTTTATTTCTAAATAAATTCTTCCTATATACTCACCCAGCACCCCTATCCCAATGAGCTGAATGCCGCCCAGGAAGAGAATTGATACCAGCAGTGAAGGATATCCACGAACCGCGTTACCAAACGCCAGAGTGTTGACGATCATCCAGGCTCCGTATAGAAATGCCAGACTTGCAACTACAAGGCCGATGTACGTCCACATGCGTAGCGGGAATGTCGAGAAACTGGTAATCCCCTCCAGAGCAAGGTTCCACAGCTTCCATCCGTTAAACTTGGAATCACCAGCCACCCGTTCAGCGCGAGCATATTCAACAACATCAGTACGTCCGCCAACCCAGCTCAAGATACCCTTCATAAAAAGGTTTCTCTCTGGCATAAGCTTGATGTTCTCAACGACCTCACGCGACATCAGGCGGAAGTCGCCCACGTTCTCTTCAATCTTTGGATTGCTGATTTTGTTGTGCAGCTTATAAAACCACTCAGCTGATTTACGTTTTAGGCGGCTGTCCGTCGAACGGTCTGTGCGCTTAGCCAGTACCATGTCTGCGCCGGATTGCCACTTATCAATGAGATGAGGAATGACCTCGATAGGGTCTTGTAGGTCTACGTCGATAGGTATTACTGCGTCTCCTGTCGCTCGTTCCAGTCCAGCAAAAAGGGCAGGTTCCTTTCCAAAATTGCGTGTAAAAGAAAGTGGCACTACAAGGGGATCGGCTACAGCAAGAGCGCCAATAATGGATTCTGTCGCGTCTTTACTGCCATCGTTGATGAATACTATCTCAACTTCGTGGTTCTTAAGACCTTCAAACTCACGAACCGTTTTATAGAAGATTGGAATTGCTTCCTCTTCATTAAATACCGGAACGACCAGAGAAATTTTCATTTTGCATCCCTGAATACAATATATTTTGAATAGACAAACCCGCAGACGAGACTTAGTGCAGAAAATGCTACAAGCGTCACAATAGGTGGCAAGCCAGACTTGTCAGCGGCCCATCCCACAGCAGCACTAAACGATCCCATGAACCCGACATAAAGCATGTATCGCATGGTGGTCGTGGTTGCATTAAATGTGAACCTGGCATTGGCGAAGAAGCTAAAGCTCACGGCAAACACAAACCCGGAGAAGTTAGCCAGCGCCTGGTTTGTATGGAATAAATAGATACAAACGGCAAACACCACCCAATGGATGAGCGTGTTGATAATGCCGATCGATGTGTACTTGGCGAATAACTTTAACAT